GAAACTTTGCAAGATTCACTATCTTCTAAAGAGCAAAATGCTCCTCAGAATTTAAATGAAGCTGTAAGTAAAAATAACCGGCTTGTTTTGAAATCAAATAAAAAAGATACGCAAGTTTCAAATTCTGTTGCAGAACGAATGAAGAAACTTGCAGGAATTATTTAAGGAGAAAAAAAATAATGAGTATTATTGAAAAATTAACTGAGGGCATCATTAAACGTGATGTTCAAAAAGAAGGCCAAGCTCTTCTCAATAAATGGGAAAAGACTGGTCTTATGGAAGGGATTGAGAGTGATCATGGTCGTAATAATATGGCCTGTCTTCTCGAAAACCAAGCTAAAGAGTTGCTGCGTGAAGCATCAACAATGAATGCTGGTAACGTTGAAGGTTTTGCAGCAGTTGCATTTCCTATCGTTCGAAGGGTATTCGGTGGTCTAATTGCAAATGAGTTAGTATCGGTTCAGCCTATGAGCTTGCCGTCTGGCCTCATTTTCTTCCTAGACTTTACATTCCAATCAGCCCGTCTTGGAGATAAGGGTGGGGAATCACTCTATGGTGGCGGAGTTGTGGGTCGTCAAATTACTGGTGGTATGAATCTGAGCAGTCTCAGCGCTTCGCAAACCAGTTTTTACAATCTCAACAATGGTTACGCATCACCAACGGGTTCTACCGTAGTTACGATGCGCCTGATTGCTTCAGGAACTTACGGAACTGTTTCGTCTAGTGCTACAAAAGGTATTCGCTATGCTTCCCATAGTGGTAGTGGATTCCGAACTCTTGGCGATTCTTTTGCAAGGTTGCTAAGACATGATCCTGGTTTTATTTCAGGTACAACTACGGCAGGTATTTATCGAATTGCTACTGCCAGTACTGTTTTAGTGGTAGGAGGTAATAATTCAACACTCAATTTTGATGATTTAGTGGGATTGACGGTTACTAATCCATCCGTCGCCGGAGCAACTGCTACGCAATGTCGTTGGTTAACTCAACTTTCAGGAACGGATGCTGGTTTCTTTAAACCGGGAACTGATAACCGGGCTGATCCAGGTCTTTATGTAGTCTTTGCGGATAATACTGGAGTTGCAACGTTTGCTTCAACCAGAGGACGTATTCAATGCAATGTTTCCTTTCCGATAAAAGATTCGATGGAAGCTGGAGGAGCTTTGGGCTCAATTGTCGGTTCACAGACTTGGGGACTTGAAAACAATTCTGCGGCCAATGCCCTGCCTGAAATTAACATTAAGGTTGATAGTGTTTCTATTACAGCAGACACAAAGAAACTTAAGGCTAAGTGGACGCCAGAACTTCAGCAAGACATTAATGCATACCATAATTTGGATGCAGAAGTTGAGCTAACTGGTATTCTGTCAGAGCAAATCGCACTTGAAATTGATCAAGAGATTCTTGAGGATCTTGTTGTTGGTGCTCGGGCTGGAACTTATTACTGGTCACGTAAACCTGGTAAGTTTGTTGCACGAACTGGCGGGAATGCGGGTAACCCTGTTAATCAGTCGTTGTTCCCAGATTTTACTGGAACAGTGTCTGAGTGGTATGAGACTCTTCTCGAAACTGTCAATGATGTTTCTGCACAGATTCATCGCAAGACGCTTCGAGGTGGAGCTAACTTTATTGTTACTAGCCCAGAAGTTGCAAATATCTTGGAATTCACTAGTGGGTTCCGAGCAGATACAACTGCTGACGAAGCCAGAGGAACGGCTGGTGCAGTTAAGACTGGACAAATTAGCAAGAAATGGGATGTGTACGTTGACCCGTATTTCCCACGAAATCTAGTTCTAGTTGGACGTAAAGGTAACAGCTTCCTCGAAAGTGGATATGTGTACGCACCTTATGTGCCGCTGCAAGTTACTCCTACTATCTTCAGTCCAGACGACTTCACGCCTCGCAAGGGTGTGATGACTCGTTATGGTAAGAAGATGGTTCGACCTGACATGTACGGTTTAGTTATCGTTGAAGATCTTGTCTAATTTATTAGACTTATTTTCATAATCATAGTGAACCCCGGCTTTCTTTTGAGAGTCGGGGTTTTCTTTTTCGTTTAAAGCCTCTTTCAACTATTTAATTAATAGGAGAATAATAATGGCAGTTCCTAAATTAACCCCAGTTCAAAAAACAAGTCCTTATGTTTTAAAGTCCACAGGTTCGTACATTCTGGTTACATCTGCAAGTGTTCCATATGGTGTTTATCTGAGTGGTGCTTTAAGTTCAAGTCAATGGACAAGTGGAGCAGTCGCTCAAGTTGCACTTACTTATAAAATGCTTGGCGGCGATGTTCTTGATATTGAATTAACAGAAAATAATATTTATACGTCCTATGAAATGGCTACGTTAGAATATTGCACTATTATTAATAATCATCAAGCCAAAAATGTTTTATCTGACTTTCTTGGAAAGACAACAGGGACTTTTGATCATGAAGGCGCACTTCAATCGGGTGAATTATCATCAAGCTTAAGTGGAACTCATCTTGCATTAAAATTTCCTAAATTTAATTTTGCATATAGTGCTCGTGTGGCGGAAGGTCTTGCTGGAGGAGCAGGAATTGGCGATGACGTAAGAATCTATTCTGCTTCCATCACCCTGAAAGACAATGTTCAAAATTATGATTTACAAAAAATAGTGCAATCTGCATCTGTAGATGGTAGTGAAACTGGGCTCGCATTTACGGGAAGTGTAAACAATAAACGCATTGCTATACAGCGCGTTTATTATAGATCTCCCTCAACTATGTGGAGATTTTATGGTTATTATGGCGGATTAAATGTTGTGGGAAATTTGTATACTTATGGTCAATATTCCGATGAATCTACATTTGAAGTGGTCCCAACATGGCAAAATAAATTACAAGCGATGGCTTTTGAAACAAGTCTTTATACTCGCGCATCTCACTATTCTTATGAGATAAATGATAATAGAATTCGTCTTTATCCGCCGCCCGCTCAACCAGGCACAGGTGCGCCATCTAAAATATGGTTTGATTTTAGTATCCCTCAAAATCCTTGGGTAGAAGATGTTACTCGTAAATCGGGTGTGGACGGTATAAATAATTATAATACTTTGCCATTTGCTAATATTCCATATGAAAACATTAATAGCATGGGTAAACAGTGGATACGAAAATATGCTCTAGCTATTGCAAAAGAAATGCTTGCCCAAGTTCGTGGCAAATTCAGTACAGTTCCAATACCAGGGGAATCAGTTACTTTAAATTTTGCAGATTTATCAACACAAGCGAAAGAAGAAAAAGAAGCTCTTAAAACTGAGCTTAAGGAATTGTTGGATGCACTAACATATGCCACTTTGATGGATACCGATGCGAAATTAGCCGAAGACTCTACTCGACTTCAGATTCACATCCCAATGGGGATTTTTAGAGGGTAAAGTGAATGGCATCGAATAAATGGAATAGACCTGAGACTCCACCACCACCTCTTTTTCTCGGGAAAAAAGAAAGAGATCTCGTTAAACAGGTTAATGATGAATTAATTGAGCGTGTAATTGGTCAAGAGGTTCTTTATTATTCTATAAGCAATACCCATACAGACTTTCATCCATTATATGGTGAAGCAATTGAAAAGAATTTTCTACCACCTATAAGAGTTTATGTTTTAATTGAATGGGGGGAAACAACCACTTCCATCGCCAAATATGGACTGGATCGTGTATATCATTTAACATGTCATTTTCATAAAAGAAGATTAACAGAAGATCAAAACTTATATGTTCGAGAAGGGGATTTTATTTTATATGGTGAAGACTATTATGAAATAGCTACTTTGACTGAACCAAAACAATTATTTGGACAGACGGAACACATGTTGGAAATATCCGCTAAGTGTTTCCGTGCTCGTCAAGGACTTTTTGATGGGAGATAAATATGGCAATTGATAATATGTTAACAGGTAGTGTAGATCGAAGCGGAATTGCAGAACATAGCATGAGCGCCATCATGCCATATGAACCTTCCACTTTAGAAACAATAGATTTTGCCATTTATAACTGGCTTAAAGATACAATGAACATTTCTTGCACAACCAACAAGGGTTGGAAAACTGTGCCCATTGTGTGGGTGGCTGGAGAACGCTCCTGGCAGTTAAAAAATCATAAAGATTTAAGAGATAGTGATGGCACTTTGATTTTTCCCATCATTGCCATTCAGCGTGAAGGCTTTGCAAAAACTCCGAATAATAAGGGAGTTTTTTGGGGAAACATACCACCTGTCAACGATGCTAAAGGGGGTTCGATAACAATTGCGAGGAGAATCAAACAGGATAAAACAGCCAATTTTGCTAATGCTGATGCGTATAGAAAAAAAGCAACAATAGTGGGAAATGCGGGAGAAAATGGAGTTCAACAAATTAATTTTCCTATGCCTAAAAATAAAAAAGTGGTTTATGAGACCATTACAATTCCAATGCCTGTTTATATTGACGTTAATTACAGCATCAGTTTAAGAACGGAATATCAACAACAAATGAATGAAGCCATTCAGCCTCTCGTAACCTTCTCTAAGGCAATTAATTATTTAAAATTAAAGCACGAGGGACATGCATATGAAGCATTTATGCAGCCTGATTTTTCAGCAGAAGGAAATGTGTCTGAACCAGGAGAAGAAGCCAGATTTTATGAAACCAAACTCAGCATTAAGGTATTAGGGTATTTGATAGGTTCCGATAAGAATGATAAACAACCGCATATTGTAATTCGAGAAAATGCTGTAGAAGTAAGAACTCCTAGAGAAAGGGTTGTCATGGGAGATGAACCAGATTGGGGACCGATTGGAACCCCCAAGGGAAAATATCGGTCATAATCATTCCTTTGTCTTTTCGAGCAATAACCTACTATTTATTAGAGACTTTTAAAGCACTAAGGAGAAACACGCATGGCACAAAGCAAATTCAGATTTGTATCACCGGGAATTCAACTTCGCGAGATTGATAGATCGCAAGTCCCCGATGAACCAGAGGCAGTGGGGCCAGTTATCATTGGTCGCGCCCAAAGAGGGCCAGCACTTCGACCAGTAAAAGTTCAAAATTTTACTGAATTTGTTGAAATTTTTGGTGAACCTTTGCCTGGTGGTGCTGGTGGAGATATTTGGAGAAAGGGCTCTGAAGGAATGGAGCCAACCTATGGTGCTTATGCTGCTCAAGCGTGGTTAGCAAATGGAACTCCTTTAACTTATGTTCGTTTATTAGGACAGAATAATAGTGGTGGACCATCGACAGGCGATAAACAAGCCGGTTGGCAAATTGGTGGCACTCCAAACGGAACTCGTGCGCGAGGTGGCGCTTATGGGTTGTTTGTTGTTGATAGTGGCACTGTTGGTGCAATGTCTCGCACCGACGCAGGTCATGGCTTGACCGGGACTCTGGCAGCCGTTTGGTATTGCACCGGCAGTTCTGTTGAGCTTTCGGGTGCAATACGTTGCGGTCCACAACCGTCCGGGCCGGTGGTCACGGGATCCGGCGTTTTAATTAAGAGTGTGGCAGCTGGTCCAGAATTCACGGTATTAATTCAATCAGATCAAGGAATTCAAGAAACAGTAAATTGTAATCTTAAAGATGAATCTGCGGGGAATTTTATTCGCAAAGTTTTTAATACAGATCCCACTAAACTTAATTCAAGACTTTATGGCTCTGCAAATACAGCTTCTTATTTCTTAGGTGAAAGTTTTGAGCGTGATGTTTCTGCAAAAATTGGTAGCGGCTCTAGCGCAGGCGATGTTTGGGGATTTATAGCAGCCTTAACTGACGGTGAGTCGTCCAGTCCTATTTTATGGGGAAAAAACTATGCTAGCATGTCTCCAGCTCAAACCAATTGGATTGTGGGTCAAAATACTGCTGCGTCTGCAAGTTTTAATCCTTCGAACCTTCAGCGGTTGTTTCAAGTAGTAGCTCTAGATAGTGGTGAATGGACCCAAGAAAATATTAAAATTTCTATTACAGACATTCGTTATTCTAATGAACCATCAGAACCATACGGGTCATTTGGTCTTATGTTAAGGAATGCTAGGGATTCTGATGAGGCTCCTCAAGTAATTGAAAGTTTTTCAAACCTAGATTTAAATCCTAATTCTCCTAATTTTATTGCGCGAAGAATTGGTGATGCGTATGCTAAATGGGACGACACTGATAGACGGTATCGTTATTTTGGCAAATATGCTAATAACTCCCGCTATGTGCGTATTAAGATGAAGGATGAAAATGGTCCAACTCCTGCAAGTCAACTACCAATGGGTTATTTTGGCCCACCACGCTTCGGCACTTTCCAGGTTTTAAGTGGAGCCGTCCAACCAACCAGACCAGGGCTCCCCTTAATTAATCAGACGATGCCTCGCGCAATTTGTGCGACCTCGGGGTCTTCGCCAGGTTATAGAAACCCAAATTTGTTGCTCGGCGGTGGTGCGTTAGTTAATACTGCGGCACAAGGGGGCAGCCCATTTACAGCTTCTTTTGAATTTCCGCAAACTTATTTACGTACTTCTACGGCACAAGGAAATTTAAACGATCCTAGTGATGCATATTGGGGCGTTGATACTACTATAGCTGGGGGCAGTACCAGATTTGATGCTGCTTATGAAGATGTAGTTCGTGGGTTGCCAGATATTGGTCGAACATCCACGGGTCCGCAAACAAATGCTTCGTCTTCGGTGTCGGGAAATGTAATTTCATATTCTTATGTCTTTACTCTTGAAAATATAAGTTATCATACGTCGGCCTTGAGCCCATCGGAGGTAGCTTCACATTCGAATATGCAAGCTTCTTCTCAAACTCGCGAAGCATATTATATTTCGGGTTCTTTATCGGGTGGTTATTCTCTTTCTACTACAGGTACAAATACATATAAAAATGTTTTGGATGCCGACTTCAATCAATTTACACTGCCAATGTTTGGTGGATTTAATGGAACCGATATTAGAGAAACGAATCCATTTAATAATTATTATGCCAGCAGTTTCACTCCGACACTGACAAACGATTCGAAGTTTAATTCCATTAGGCAAGCAATTGATTCTTGTGCAGATCCTGAGCTGGTGGAGTGCAATCTAATGTCTGCACCAGGTATTGGTACTACTACTGCTACTCGCGGTTTGACTAATCATATGTTAGATATATGCCGCCGACGAGCTGATGTAATGGCGGTTATTGATATTGAGGGCGGCTATTTGCCAGCCCCAGATCGAAGTAGTTTTGGATCTGATGCTGACACTGGCAACCGTGGCAAAGCATCGACAGCTGCAACAACTCTACGAGATAGACAACTTAATAATAGTTATGGAACCTGTTATTATCCATGGATTCAAATCCGGGATCCGGATTCTGGAATTAGTTTCTTTGCGCCACCATCAGTCGCAGCGATGGGAACCTATGCTTATTCACAAGCTAAGGCTGAAATATGGTTTGCACCCGCAGGATTTACACGCGGTGGACTAAGTGAAGGGGCTGGTGGAATTCCCATTATTGGAGTAACCGAAAGATTAACTTCAAAAGACCGGGATAAACTCTATGAAAATAATATTAATCCAATCGCTTCATTCCCAGCAGAAGGGCTAGTGGTGTTTGGACAAAAGACACTTCAATCAACCAGAAGCGCTTTGGATCGCATTAATGTGCGACGGTTGTTAATTCATGTTAAGAAAGAAATTTCAAGAATTTCATCCAAGTTGCTTTTCGATCCAAACACACAAGTAACTTGGGATAGATTTACTGGCCAAGTTAGACCTTTCCTTGAAAGTGTTAAATCAAGGTTAGGATTGGAAGATTACAAGGTTGTTTTAGATTTAACAACCACTACTCCCGATTTGATTGACAGAAATGTCATGTATGCCAAGATTTTCTTGAAGCCAACTAGAGCAATTGAATTTATTGCTATTGACTTTGTAATTACAAATACTGGAGCATCATTCGAGGATTAATAAGAAGAATGACTAATTATAATAGGAGAAAATACAAATGACTTTTTGGCAAGACCCAAATTTAGAACCAAAACGTTCTTTTAAATTTATTTTGAGAATCCCTGGTGGTGCTAACACCCAAGGAATATCAGACTTTTTAGTGAAGAAGGTTAAAAAACCAGAATGGGAAGTTAGTTCTATTGAACACAAGTTCTTAAATCACTCCTTTTATTATCCTGGTAAAATTAAATGGTCTCCATTGGATGTAACTATTGTAGATACTATTGATCCAACTGCAAATGCAAGCCAACAAATTATGCATATTTTAGAACAATCAGGGTATGAACTACCAGTCACGCCGACCGCGACGACTGGGTGGGGAACTATTTCCAAGGCGAAAGCAGTTGCTAATGCTCTTGGTACAGTTACAATTATAACCATTAATAGTGAAGGACAGGAAGTAGAAAAATGGGTTCTCAATAATGCGTGGGTTACAAAAGTTGCTATGGGCGAATTAACTTATGACGATGAAGCACTTGTAGAAGTTACTTTGTCAATTCAATATGATAATGCTTTCATCGATGTGTTGGGCGGCGGCGATGGAAAAATTCCTACAGCTTCCGGCTAAAAAATCATTTATTTTCTGATATAATATATACTAAGAGGTACAAATGCCAAGAAACAACCAGAGTCGTCTGGAAAATAAACCCGAAACCGGAGCAGATGCTCCCCCACCAAATACCGATGCACTTTTAAATTTCGTTACTCCCACAGAATTTGTTGAATTACCAACAAAGGGAAAATTTTATTCTACGGATCATCCTTTGCATGGGGTGGATACAATTGAAATTAAATATATGACAGCAAAAGAGACTGATCTTTTGACTTCCAAAACCCTTCTCAAAAAAGGTGTGGCTATTGACCGGATGCTTCAAAGCATTTTGGTTGATAAATCCATCAAAGTGTCTGATTTATTTATCGGAGATAAAAACGCTCTTTTGATTGCGGCGCGTATTAGTGGTTTTGGAGCTTCATATGATGCAAATATTACATGTCGCAACTGCGGAGCAACTTCTGAACAGTGTTTTAACTTAGAAGAAGTTCACCGTAAAGAAGCTTCTGATGATATTAATTTTACACCAGAAGGAACATTTTTTGTTGATTTACCAAAGTCCGAAATTAGAGCAGAATGTCGTTTACTTACGGGGGCTGATGAAGATCTTCTTTTGAAGAAATCAGAGAAAAAGAAAAAATTAAAACTTGTAGAATCTTTGTTAACAGACCAATTAAAATTAATTATTGTATCGCTTGAGGGCGTTACAGAAAGGGGGCCGGTTGAGAACTTTGTGGATGTCATGCCCGCCATGGATTCCAATCATTTGAGAAAAGAATATGCTCGTCTGAAACCAGACATTGATCTTTCTTATTCATTTGATTGCGATAATTGTGGCGCGAACAATGATGTTGCTATCCCTTTCTCAACCAACTTTTTTTGGCCTGGGTGAGCAATACATTGAAAGTGTATATGATCAATTATTTTATCTAAAACATTACGGAGGGTGGAGCTTTATTGAAGCTTATAATCTTCCTATTCAATTGCGTGAATGGTGGCTCAAAAGACTTCAGAAACAATTTGATACTGAAGCGGACCAAGCGAAAAAATCACAACAACACTGATTTAAACCTCCATAAAGAAGGTTTTTTTATTTTATGGCCGTGACTATTTATGTTTATAAGTTATGAGTCCACCACCTAACGATCCAACCGATCCAAATAGTCCGAATTATGGCTTTGGTGATATAGACGCTGATAAAAAAGTTAAAGGTTTAAAAAAACTTACGGAAGCGACAAAAACATTTTCCCAGAACGCCGTCGCTGGCGCGAATAAAAGCCTCACACAATTGAGCAAGACAGCCGGAGGGGTGTTCGATGCTTTTGGGGAAGGTCTTGATTTTTCTATTACGGGTCTTATTAAATTTGCTCTTAAAATAGATCAAGCCCGAGCGGAATTGATGAAGGCTACTGGTGCTGCCGAAGGGCTTAATGCAGCAATGAAAGCTTCTCGGAAACACACCAGAGGTCTTGCAATTCGCATGGAACAACTCTATGGATTCACTAAAGTAGCTTATGAAAATATAGCAGCATTTTCTGAAGCGACTGAAGAATCTCAAGGAGCCATGATAGGCGCAACTGCTGCGTTGACAAAATTGGGGGTTGCGGAACAAACCACTGCAAAAAATCTTAACTCCTTGACAAAGGGTTTGGGAATGACTGGCGTCGAGGCATCCAAAGTCACAATGGATCTTGCCAAAGTTGCTAAATCTTTGGGAAGCTTTATGACACCTGGAAAGATTGCTGAAGAATTTTCAAAGGCGTTGCCTAAATTGGCTGTTTATGGGAAAGGGGCAACAAACGAATTTTATAAGCTCGCTGGACAAGCCAAAGCAACAGGTTTGGAAATTGGTACTCTCCTGGGCGTTGCTGGTAAATTTGATACATTTGAAGATGCAGCAAACAACACGGCTCAATTAAATGCATTGTTGGGCACTCAACTGAATAGTGTTGATATGTTGACCGCAAGTGACGGCGAGCGCCTGGAAATGATGAAAGAAAGTTTTGACCAGACTGGTAAAAGCTGGGAAGGTTTAGATCGTTTTGAGAAAAAACAATTAGCCCAAGCAGCTGGTTTCCAGGACGTGCAGAAAGCAGCACAATTTTTTGGCACCGAAATGGAAGACCTACAAGAAGCTCAAGAAGCAGCTGATCCGGCCTTGGTGTCGCAAAACGAATTAAACGATGCAATGGAGAAAGGCGTTTCAACGATGGAACGGTGGGCGGCAATGTTGGAAGGCATTAAATTTAAGTTAATAAAAATTATTATGCCTCATGTTATGAAGTTTTTTACTTGGATGACAAGCGCACCTAAAGGAAAAAATTCACCCTTGGACAATATGGTAAAAGTTCTGTTGAAAATCGGAGGTTATTTTGATAAATATATCCTGATTCCGATGGGTGAAATTTGGGACGGAATGAGCACGGGGTCAAAAGATACTGTTTCGATGATTATGGGAATTGTCTTAGCTCTTGGTCCCATTATCGGAATTGCCACAACGATATTGGGTATTTTTGGAGCAATACTAAACATACCAGTATTAATTGCTTCTGCATTGGGAGGAGTAATAGGATATTTTTGGGATGATATTCAAGAGTTTTGGCAAAAAATGCAACCCTATATCACAATGCTTACTGGCTACATTGCGTCAAAGTGGGAAGAGCTAAAACCGATAATTAAATTAGTCGTCGATGACGCCCTCGCAAAATGGGAAGAATTAAAGCCAAAAATTACCAAGGTGATTGATAAGGTTATGGATAAGTGGGATGAACTAAAACCTAAGATCACCAAAATTATGGACCAGCTTAAACCTTTATTTGGAAAAATGGAAGATTGGATGACGGACCCGATAAAAGCAGCGGGAAATCTTTTTACTAAGGTAATAAACCAGTATCTTATTGGAGGCATTAATGATGCAATCCGAGAAATGTGGGTTTCAAGTTTGCCCAATTCCGTGATTGCGATGCTTCCTTCTCCACCCCAATTAGATCCATTGGAGCTTGACACGTTGCATGAGGGTGGACCTTTAGTCGGTCCTGCCAAAGTTCGCAGTGACGAATATATAATCATGCCACCAGCAAACGCACCAGCGGGTCAAGTGCTTACTCCACAACAAATGGGAAATACAGATGATAAACCCGTTACAGTTGTAATTAATATTGATGGAAGAGAGTTTGTGAGACAAACAGTCTTTCCAGTATTGAATAAAGAATTTAACTTACAAGGAATAGGATAAAATGGCGTTTAAATTCCCAGAAGCAATCGATAAAGATTATAACCCTAATAATAGTCGCACATTTAAAGATGGAGATCAAGGTTCAGATAACCTTGCTAATAATCATTTTCAATTCCTTGAATTTTTTCATTTACCCTCATCGTATTATGTCACCTTCAAAGCGTATCTAAGTAATTTTACGGATGATTATACTTCTTCTTGGAAAGCAGAAAACGTTTATGGGAGAATGGATCCCATTGCTACTTTTGAAAGAACATCAAGAAAAATCAATTGTGGATTTAAAGTTGTGGCCAATTCAGTTCAAGAAGCCGAAGCAAATATGCGTCGAGTTTCTTTATTATTACAAATGCTTTATCCATCATATGAATCAGGGCAACCAATGATGCAGGGAGGCGGAGGCTGGGAGTCCGAAGTTGGCGCAACAATCAAAGGCAGTCCTTTATTCAAAGTAAAATTTTTAAATTGGATTCAAAATAGTGCTTACCCTGATGTGGGATCTGCGGAAGATTCAGGTCTTATGGGCTACATAGGGGGTTTTTCTTTTAAGCCCGATTTAGATTCAGGAGTGTTTCAAGTGGGTCTTGATTTATATCCCAAATATATTGAGTTGAGTTTTTCACTAAATGTGATTCACGAACATATGCTTGGTTGGGATGCTCAAATGGGAGAAAAAGGTAACAAAGATAAAGGAAGTTTTCGTGCAGGCCCCATCTTGGGTTTTGATACATTTCCTTATGGTAAAAGCACATATCAAGCAAAGAAGTCTAAAACAGATAGACTATCCGAAGATCAAGCAGATCGCTTTAAAGAAATGTCTCAAGCTTCAAAAAAATTAATATCTGGGGGTGGATAATGGTCAGTCGATATGATGCTAGAGAATTATTTACCAATAACGTGGAAGAGTATGAAGAAGTATTGGAACAGCGCAACACCAAAGCCATCTTACAATACAACACTGCAAACTTAAAACATCCTACTGTATCCGAACTAGCTACTTTAAGTACAGTTAATCACGTTTGGAAAGAAGGCGATAGATTTTGGAAGCTTGCGTCTAGATACTATAATCAACCAAAAATGTGGTGGGTAATTGCTTGGTTTAATCGAATGCCCACTGAAGGTCAGGTCAAGTTGGGTGATATTGTCATAATTCCTTTACCTCTTGCAAAAATTCTTGATTATTTGGACTTGTAAATTATGCCTACGTATCGCAATCCTTATGCACAACAAAATATGTCGCGTGAATCTGACGCATCAACGCCCAGGACTCCCACACCTTCTGAAGAATTGACACAACAATCCTCGGCCCCACAACCAGCACCGACTGCCCCAGCGGCCCCCGAGCCGCCACCTAATGCTGTTGCCCAAGACCGTCAAGGAAATTACCTCGACTCGTCAGGAAATATTATTACTCAATCTACACCTCCAGCACCACGAAGGCCAGGAGGCGGTGGTGGTGGTGCCAGGAAAAGTGCTGCTAAGAAAAAGAAGGCTGCTAAAGAAGCAAAAAAAGAAAAAGAAGAAAAACCTAATATTGAATTTGATGATCAATCATTTTTTTGGGATCATATGAAAATGTTTGAAAATGAGACTCAGCGAGCAGCTTCCGCCGCTGGGAAGAAGACACTGGCGATTCCCGCTCCCACAAATTTATTAAAACGAGAGCGACAAAATGCGGCGTTAAAGGCATATCACAACGCTTTAAAACCTTTTGAGTATTCAAATTTTCTTCAGATTAAAGACGATCAACCTTTAACAACAAAAAATAAATTGTTTGCGAATGGAATAAATTCTCTAAATAAAGTAAGCAACGTACAGCTTTCCTCTATTGTTCCGTCTTTTAAACTTTTTAAAGTATTACCGCAACAACCAACTGCGGGAGGCAAGAAAAACCGTAAAAGAATAGAATTTCCATTTAATAAATTTACAACTATGGACTCAATTCTTGAGAGTCGTGAAAACCGTGGAACTGATGTAGGAATGAGGAGTGTAAAATGGGAAGATTTAGGGGCGAATCCAGCGAATACCGGTTTAGCTTTTAAGGGAAGTATGACACTTCATTTCCAAAGTTTTGAGGGAATCTTTAAAACGAGAGTGGTTGATGCAGAAGATATTAGGTTTGCTGATTTATTGGTTCAGCAGAGTTTGACAGGACGAAGCGGTCAAAAAAATCCTACGACGACAAAGGAGGATCGAGCTAATTCTAGCAATGTAAATTGCAATACACAAACCGAAATTCATATGGAATGTGGATGGACGTTGCCTCCCGAAGGAATGTATGGCGATCCTAAACTGGCAGAAGAACTCGAAAAAATGAAACGTACTTATATTATAACTCCGATTGATCAATCAATCAAAGTTACAAATAATGGTGCGGTTGATATGGATATTACTTTTTGTGCAGCTATTGAAGGTCGTACATTTGGTGCTTCATGTGATTTATTAAATATTGATGAAACAAATTTACCTCCCGGATTCCACAAAACTTCAATTGCTAGTCTAAAAGCCGCGATAAAAGAAACTAGAGAACGAATACGGGAGCAGCCGAAAGGAGTGAAGAAAACAGCCGCCACCAAGTCTACTGTGACCAAGGCAGCTGGCAAAAAAGCGAAAGAGAAGGCTATTGAGGAACGAAAACAATTAAAGGAAAAGTATACCGCTGCCAAATCTAATTTACGCTCTGAACGATATAAACGATTATTAAGTATTTTACGTTCTGGTGTTAAAAATAGAATCTTTTATATAGATTTAGAACCAGAGATGATGGACCATTATAAAACCTTACTTCAGATCGGGGCGGACGCATATAGTGATCGAAAAAGTGCTACCAAAGAAGAACGAGAAGAAAATCGTAAAGATCTGGCCGAAGCGCGACGTTCGTTTGCAGCATTAGCCAAAGACTTTATGTTAGGAGTGGCGAAACCTTCTACAGCCAATGCTTTGGCCTCCTCGCCGCCCGAGAATGAAGATGCTAAAGACAAGAAAACCCTAGCAAAATCTTTAGTTGATGGAAGATACAGAGCACATTATATATTTTTAGGAGATATTGTGGAAGCGGCAATGAAAATTCTTTATGATGCTCCCAATCCAGATGGGAAATCGATGGGGCCGAGCGACTTTGTCTGTCCACAAATAAGAACGGATGTGAGGGTTTTGTTGGGTTGTTTTTCATATCTTGATCCTGCATCGGGAGAAATAAGATCTATGGGTTTGGCTGACGTTCCTGTTTCTTTTTCTTATTTTAATTCTTGGTGGTATGATAATGTCGTTAAGCGTAAAGCAAATGTTTATCCGCTTCGAGTTTTTTTAAGCGATTTATGTGGTAAACTATTAAACAATGTAATGTCTCCTAAAAGATTTGGCGGGATGCCGGGGAAAAGAATAAGATGCCGAGTGCAATCAGTATTCACTAAAAAAAGTCATCCTTTGGATAACGAATGGGAAAAAAAGACTACTGGTCCAAAATCTCGAATAGATATCCCAACAATTTTTAGAGAAATAGGCAAAGGAAAAGCCAATCAATACTCTCAATGGTTGTATATATATGTGGCTGGTGGGGCAACAGAGAATTCTGGACTTAGAGGAAAGATCGATGAAGATCTAAAAAGAAATATTCCTCATTATTTTGTGGGAGCAGATAGTGGTGTTATAAAAGATATTAATTTTAGTAAAACTAAAATTCCAAGTAAACGAGAGTCAATGCTTTTGAGAAGCAAAAATGAGGGAACCATTCAAGACAGTTTATTGTTTGCAGATCGTTACGATGCTAAAGTAACATTATTAGGAAACCCTATATTTAAACCTGGTATGTTAATTTATATTGATCCTCGGGCGATGGGACTTGGGATTGCTGATATTGCTCCTGAACAATATATGTCAGATTTGGGAATTGGTGGTTATTATCGCGTGGTGAGAGTGCATAGTAAATTGGATTCAAGTAAATTTGAAACAGAAATAAGTACTGTTTCAGAATTTTCTTCACGGGAAATTGCAAAAAGTAAGGAAGAGGCTTTGTGGGCAGCCGGAGGATCTTTTACAGTTTAAAGATAATTAATTATTATGGCTACTAAAGAAAATGATTTAGAACCCCTAGAAGATGAAATCACTTATTATGATGAGATACCGGAGCCTTTGGGGACAAATAATCTATCTGCCTATGCAATGTTTGAACAAAGAGAATATTATAGAGAAGATATTTACCCTAATAAATTTGAAGCTCCTTTACCTTTTGATCTGTGGTATGATCGGCCTTTATTTGGAAAAGTTAATTTCCAAGGTGAGTCCATTTTTGCCTCCAAACCATATTTGAAACAAATTGAAAATAATGTATGGGTACTTGATTTTGTCGCAGATGCTTTTGATGATTTCAAAACAGAATTTTTATTTTTAAATAAAAAAGCAGTTGAAGGGACTCCCTATGGCCTTTTAACTCCAACAAGAGGTTGGAGTTCTGCGGCAGCACTTTATGATAAGTACATGAATGGGGTTTACGACACGTTTATTGAATATGTTGATACCAATAAAGCTCATAATGATCTTATTACCTTTGCAGATTTCATGGATGTTTTTTATAAATTTATTGACAATACATCACCCAATATTCCTATAACATTTTCACAATTTATTTTATCTCGCAATTGTCCTCCCACCATTAGTGGATTAATGATTGATATTTCTACCGATGGTCATGGCAATGACATTAACAAATATAATCATTTTCTTAACGATAGAAATTTTATTTGTTTTGCGGAGGCAGCAGAAAGATTTGGATTTAAAATTGACAAAAATTTTCCGGGTCGTTTAATTGCTGATATTAATTCTCCTGTTATGAATCGAGATGGAAACCCTTTTCTTGCTCCTTCTCTTGGGGGTCGTGGCTATATGGGTCGGTACCCTAAGAAACCTACCACACTGATCACAAATGCCATGAAACCTATTTGGTTAGAACCTTCATCACCGAATGATCCTAATAGTGATACATATATACCACCTCCAGCTTCTCATATTGAGACGCCTTTCGAGCCTGGGGACAACATTGGTGTTGCAATGATCGCTGCGCCACGTCCAGGCCATATTGGAAAAGATTATTATATATTGCGGAATCATACCGAATTAAAAAATAGACATCAAGAGCCACCGTATCGTTCAAAGAAAACAGTCGATGGTGTAGATTGGTTTAGGCGACTACAATTTTTAGTAAATAAAGAAAAGGGTGGAACAATTGTTCCCATCTATGGAAAAATTATAAGTATAAATCCGACTGAACAAGAATTTATGTCATTTTTAATTCGTGCATTTCCACACATCGCGGCGGGTTCGTCAGGGGTAGTTTATCCAAACTATAGTGACGGAAGGGAACTTGCCCTTATTTCATTTGACCGACCCCTTACGACAGGTCAAATGGGACAGGGAATAGGTGCAATCTGGGTTGGGAACAATGATAACTCACTGCGTGGAGCGTCCTTAGAAGTTGATGCTAATGACAGGGCGACTGGCAATCTAACGTATGACGCGGACATCGATGGAATTAATGCTTATGGTCGAATAAATTACACAAGCGCCGATCCGCAGACTCTTAACTATAAAACTTATGCATTAATTCCTCTTGACGCAGTTCATTTAAAAAACGATGCAACTGTTTTTGTTAAAGATCGCTTTAAAGAGCGCATTAATTATAGACTTAAAAAGGAAAAGTGGGATGCTCAAATCGCCTCTGCGACTGCGGTATATGATACTCAAAAAGCAGACTATGACAGGCTCATATCAGAATGGGAACAGAGTCAAGAACGTAATCAGATAGCGTGGGAATTTTATAGCAACCCAAACAATCGTCTTACGCTTAGTAATTTATTTAATCGTCGGTTTGGAAGCGCATATTTATCTGACCTGGAAATGTTAAAAGAAATTTGTATGCAATTTTACTATTCTTATGTTCGAATAAATCCCACCACCACTCTCACTAAGGTTGTGTCGTGCAGTACAAGTGCATGGCTTTCCAAACGCAAAGTTGTCACACGAGAAAAAATTACACAAACATTGATAAATGAAAAATATCCAGAAACCTATTGGATTAAACAATATATACTTTTTCAGAATGCGCAGGCCCAACACAAATATTCTTTTGATAAATTAAGAATAATTCGGAGCAGGGCTTTAGAAATTTATAATAAAATAGGGTTTTCACAGTCTGTTGAATATGTTAAGAAACAAATGACACAAGAACAACAGATTTCAACAATGCCTTTCGCAACTTTCAAAAAAAAATCTTGACTACCTTCAAAAAATATGATACGATCTGAATATGTTATTTCAAATAATAGATAACAAACAACAATGTCCGAGTATATACTCGAATAAACACATTGTATCTGAACCAGAATATAATAAGCTTTCAAAAACTTGGTCATATAATTCAATTTTAAAAGATCAAGATATTGAATATGCTTATTTATATGCTCAAGGTCAAAACATTGAACAGTGTTGTCCTGACATTCTAAAAGATGAGTGGGAAAAAGTCAAGCAAAAACATTTTGCTTATATTAAATCTTTTGAAGAAGCAAAGGTTAAGTTTAATGATTATTGTTTTTATGATCTTGTGCCCAAAAGTTTTGTTATTGAATATTTTGATATGAAATCTCAGATAACAGATCATGTTTTAAATTCTTATGAAAAACCAGAGAACTATAACTTCTTATTGGAACTCTCAGAACTAATCTTTGAAATAGAAAACAATAAACTTAACATCGATTTGTCAGCACTGGATGCGAAATTATATGAATT